CCTGTTCAACAAGTAATTCAAATCGGTTTAGTTCTATTTCCTTGCCTGGTTGTTGAATAAGTCCACCATGCAACGGGCCTGTGGTTCGCTCTCTGGTCAATGGTGATCCGTTTTCGTCGTATGTATCACCATCCCATTCGTAAATATTGGAATTTCGGTAGTCAGCGACTAAATGCTTTCCATAAGCAAAAGCGTATGAATTAGCAATGCTGCGCTTTTTGGTGTTAGACCGTGCAGTCTGGAACCATTGCCCGACTGACTCGGAATAGTTCCACGTTATATCCTCAACCGGAAAACTTAGCTGATAGAAGTTTTGTCCGTTAAATGTATAACAAAACCCTATCGCGTCAGAAACTGTTCCATAGCCTTCAAACGCTGTTGAAAGTGCTACTGTCGAGACTGGTTGAGACTGCCCAACGTCCAGAATTCTATAAACGATTCTGTCATCACCCAGGAAATACATAAATTGATCATTATGAGAAACTGAGTTGATCGCGGCCAGTCCAATTGTGGTTATGCCTCCTTCGATTCGGTCATAAGGCGGTCTGCCCTGGTCTGAATTCCACCAAGGCACAGTTTGCTTCTGGTTAAACATATATGCACGTTGCTTAAACACATATACCCTGACAATAGAATCAGTGTTACCGGCTGAATTGCTGGCATCTAATGCGCTTATAGTTGTTGGATCACCAGCCGATGAAACCATAAACCTGTCCTTATCACCGTCATATATAGCCCTCCGGTTTAGTACATCTACCGATGTCGGGCTTTCAAGTGTGGCGTCTGTCAGTTCTGTGACTACTCCGCTGACGTATTGATAAGCGTTCCCGATTGAATTAGTGACTAAAACGCTGTCGTCAATCCCTTTCATAACGCATTGCCCCACACCCGCTATTGAATCTCCCGTTGCTGCTGTGTGCGTTCCAGAACTATCAACGGAATAAAACGTGGTGCCAGATATTTTATATAAAACGCCCTTATATTCGAGCATCCCCCTATCGGCACCTGTCCCGCCCGGACTCCACAACAAATAGCCGGGAGTGGGTTGTAATACATATTTGCTTAATACAAAAGGGTCATCCTGTAACTCAGGGTAGAAATTAATCGTAGACTGACTTGATAGAGGTCTGGATTTTGATTGATATGACCCGCCCGTGATATTTAAGGAGATAATGGCCATTAGTAATCAGTGGGCAATTCGGTCGATTCGTAAGAAGGACGGACAAGTGATCTTATTTGTCTTTCAGCTTCGCTTCCGTCACCGCCTGCTTTTAACAGTATTTTTTGATAAACCTCTGCTGAAACGCCGTGATATTCTGACGCTCTTAACGCCATCAAGGCGATAAAATGAGGCGTGATTTCTGTCGGCATTGAACCATCGCTAGCCCACACTGATAACCCTCTATTCTTTAACCGTGCATAAGTCCAGTCGTATGAGTCTTTAATGCGCTCGTCATGTTGAGACTGTAAAGACTGCCCTACCGGGACAATCCGCATAAATTCGGCTGTTAATTGGACAGCTTCGGCCTTTGTGGTCATTTGCTTTTCTTTTTAGCTGCTAAAGCACGACCAGCCAGGTTAGCTTCTTCATCGCTTACACCGTCAGATAGATCGATTTCGCCTTTTGATTTCTTGGCTCTGACTTCGGCGTAGTTGGGGTTGTTTCTGGCTTTTTGAGCTAAATGACCAGACAGGGTGATAACATCACCTGTTTTGATCATCTCGCCATTATAGCACCGCACAGGATCAGCAAATTCTTTTATTAGCTTAAACTTCATTCGTCACCTGAAAATAGGGGCGAGTTTCCCCGCCCCGTTGAGTTATGGCGTTAAGTAATATACCGCCACGGTTAAAGTACCAGTACCGCCGGTTGCTGCTGCGGCGTTGGCCTCGATCTGAATCACTGTTTCTACAGTAAACGTCTTAGGGCCATCTTTAAGCACCCCGTTCAATGCAAAATAGTTCATCACTTCAGGCTTCCAGTTAGCCACCGCGTCACCAGTCCAAACGCCAAGATTACCAAACCCGTCAGGGTCTGCGGCGTCTACACCGTTAGCGGCCCAACCAATATCCATATCGAGGGTTTCGGTTGCGTTTGTGTCGAGGTCATCAGCTCGGATAAATCCGTCAATGACCACCGCACCCGCTGGTAAACGGCACATTTCAAAGATGTCACCATCTTCTACATTAGCCGCAATCTCATAAGTGCCATAAGCGCATTTGAGAGTATTGGCTTCACCTTTACCACCGACCGGGAAACCAGCTTTACCACGCGCTGCTGTTAGTGTTTCTGCTACCATGAGATCACCTCCTTAAGAGTCGGCAGCCGCACTATGAAATGAAGTGATCATTCCGTGCTGCTTGTTGTTAAAGAAAGTCTTGCGGATATCGTGTTTCATCTGCAAGGCTACGCCTTTTTGGAACTCGTAATCGTCTTCCTTTGAACGCTTGAACTGCGCATCACGTCCGATACCGAACATAACCGCTTGAGCGCCACAAAAGAAACCAACACCAACACGAGAACTTGAGTCGCCGCCCGTGGCAAGTGAATCACCAGTAGCATTCGCACCCCATACACCATCCCACGGAGAACCAGAAGAATCGCCATCGATGAAGATGTCAATCTCAGGAATCTCTTTGATGATAACACCATCATATACCAGGTCGCCGCCTGTCCAGATTGGATTTTCGTTGATGTTACGTGGTAATGCGTTTTGTTGACGTGAATCAAGGTCAGCGCGAAGATCACGGAAAGCATACGAACCGACAAAGAACACAAACCACGGCTCATCTGACTTGATCATAACAGGACGAATCAACGGACTAGCTTGTTTAGCCATCCGCTTTAAAAGCCCAACCATATCAGCGTCGAGCTTGTCGGCTGTGGTGTCGATGGTAGCTAATGACGTAGTATGATCGTTTGCCGTGCGGTTAGCTTTCGCCGCACCGTAAAGAATCCGGTCACCGTTATCATTGTTCCATTCATCCATATTAGCCGCTGTTGCTGCGCTAGCACCGTATGAACCTTCTGAACCACCGTAATTCTGATAACCGTCAGAAGAAACGCAAGCGCCCATAGCCTGGATGATCTGATCGCGCTTCTTTTCCATGCCCCAATTCATCAGGGCCGGACGTGCTTCGCTGAACAGATCGAACTCGGCGAGTTCGTTTTCTTCGTCGTCAATTTTAACCGCGTTTCGCCAATAAGTCGGCTGGGCGGTAAAATCGTAGTTATTTAACGGTTCTTCGTTACCGGTAAGGGTTGATGATCCACTGACGCCTTGACCGGATAACTTGGCGACCAATGGGATAGAGACTTTTTTGAGGTCTCGGTTAGTTTGGATGATGGAGTCAATTGTATTGCCAGTGTAAGGTCCAAATCGACCCTCACGGACATACTCGCGCACCACCTCATTTTGAAACCGGGTCGTTTTATTCCCGGAACTAATGCTTGCTGTTGCCATGTTTTACCTCTTAAGAGGCAAAGACGTTGCTCAATGTTACCGGCGCTGCTTCCGCCTCTGAGTTGCCGCCTTTTGCCGCTGTGGTTGTTAAGTCTGGCACTTCTACAGCTTTGCGTTCTTTAGCAAGTTCAGCTTTGATTTCTGCTGTTAATTCTTCCTTGAGCTTTTCCCGATAATTTGGGGCTTTTACTTCCTCAAGTAGCATCTTCTCTGCTGCTGTGTCATAAGCAAATTTGGCTGGGTTTGGTGATTGCTGAAACTTCGCTAACAACAATGGGTCTGTAACATTCCCTTCATTATCAACAACCATTCCCAAAAACACTGACTCTTTTTCGACGAAATCATCCTTTAAATCTGCGTATACATCACGCGACAGGTTAATCCGTAAGTTTAATTCCGAGTTACTCTGCTCAGTTTTTAAGTGCTCAGAATAAGCCTCCGGCTCTTCAACCGGGTCAGGTATTTGCTTTTCTACTTCTTGCCGTTTCTTACGCTCTGCTGCAATACCGCTTTTAAGCCCGTTAATCTGAGCCTGTAACGCGGCAATTTGCGCCGTTTCCTGACTGCCTGGTTCTGCGGCTGTCGTCTCCGCTTCTTCATCTTTCGATTCGACCTTTTCGACTTCCTTTGCTTCAGGTTCTGCCTTCTGCTCTGGTTCGTCGTTGAACACATCTCCCAAGCCGGTGAGGGTCTCGGGTGCTTCTTCGGATTGCTCCGCGTTTGCTTCTTCAGTCATTTTTCACCTAACGCCCAAAATGTGGCGGCCATTTGTTACGCCCGAAACCCGGCGACGGTTAATTACTATATTCTAATATACTTACAATCTAATATCAATTCAATGAACCTAGAACACCTTCTATAGTGTCGCGCTTCTTATTCAATGCGCTAATCATAGCCGCTGATTCTGTTTGCAGCTTTTCGGCCTGTTCGCGCTCTTTCTTTACCTCGTTTTCGCGTTTCTTAACCGCACGCTCGCGCTGGGTGAGTTCTTTCTCAATAGCTTCTTTTGAAGCAAGGAATGATTCTCGCTGATTTTTAAGCTCTAAACCCTGTCTTTCAACAGTCGCTCGCTCTTTTGCCGCCCATTCTTCTGCATTTAATACCAATTCTTGAGCTTCTGCTCTGGCCGTTTCCTGCAACTCTAAAGCCTCGGCATATTCCTTCTTGGCCTTTTCGTGTAGCGGCTCGATCTCTTTAACTTTGCCGATCAATGCCAGGTTCTTAGCTGTATCAGCCTCGATTTTCTGTAATTGCTTAATCTTGGCCTCGAATTTCTTCGGGTCATTAATAATGTTTAGTAATGCGTCTAATTCTTTCATGTCTCGCCTATATGTAATCGTTGTTGATAATAAACCCTGAATATTCTATATGACAATTTAACCCTGTGCCGGTAGATGTAACAATCCCTCTAATGTCTACCTTTTCCGGTAAAAAGTAGTAGCCTTCTATATTAACCTGACCCTGATATGGATACAAATCGACCACCGACCGCCAGCTTTTACCTGGCCCTGTCCTGAATTGCCATTTCGCCGCCAGATCAACATTCCCACTGATACGCCCTGTGGTTGAGTCAAGCAACCTCAAAAGAAGTGAATGTCCTGATGGGCAAGTGTACTGAGAAACTTGGCTTTGCCCTGACGCCGCGCCGATATAACACTGCGGATTCCCGCCGATACTAATAGTTATATTACCAGCGTTAACCCCACCTGAACCGACATTAATTGCATAAGCCTCGTTTATCCTTAAAAATTCCGTGGTGGTAGTTACTGTACCGGTACCGTTTGTGGCTATTATTTCTGTCGCGCTTACGTATCCATCTGCTAGTCCATTAATGCAAATGCTTTGAGCGCCGGTTCCTGCCGACGTGTCCGCCGCGCTACTACTTGAAAAGCTCGCTACTCCCGCCGCCGATGGAAGTACCTGAATAACCCCTAAAGGCCATATCTGTTCTGTTCCTGACCCTATGTCTGGGTTTTCCCCGAATTGCCTGAATATTGACCATCCAGGTATGGCCCCTATCGCTACCATACTTTCAAAAGGAACTGGACTACTGTTTTCAAGTATCATTGATTGTCTGCCACAGTCAGGGTTATTGACGGTGATGTTGCCCCCGCTAATGTATAATAAATCCGCGTATCGCCAGCATTTAAATTAATTACAGGTATATCAAATGATACTGTTTTTGGTAATCCAGTTATATATTGATTTCCTGATAAATCATTCCATGGATTTATAGCCTCGCCGCCAGAATGAGATATTAACAAAGATAAAACGCCACCGTCGAAATCACCGCCGATCTCTATCATTCCGTTTATCGGTTTAGAATGTTTGTAGTATTTCTGGATTAAAACTTCGCTTCCATCACTAGTTATTGTGAGGGTTTGAGTGGTCATATCGATACATTCGTTACTCGTTCAGGACTGCTTACAATAATATCGTTCTCTAATTGTTTCTGCTGTGCCTCGGTGAACTTCTTAACCGTATCGGCCTGGGTGTTTTCGGTCTTGGCTTGAGTGCTGGCGGCTTCAAGCTGCGCGGCTCCACCCGCTGCCTCTGATGCGGCTTGTCTGCGTTTCTCGATCTTCTCGATCAATTCATCCTTGCCGCGTAGTTGCGACAGTTCAATAAGATCAAGTACATCGACATCTTTGCCATTAGCAAACTGAGCCAATA